TCGTTTCCTCCATTGTTTTCTTAATAAACTCTGCCTCTTCCTCAGATTTAACAGATATACACAACTCATCATGAATTTGTATGTGAGGTACTATACCATTTTCATATAAATCTACCATAGCTTTTTTTGTCATATCAGCTGCAGATCCTTGAATTAATCTATTTAAAGCTTTGTAAGTAAATGCAGGTACATAATAGTTATTAAAGTACATTTGACGCTCTTGTTCAGTGTGTTCTTCTATTTTTTTAGAGGACTTTGAATTAAATTCGTTTTTGAATTTGTCCCAAGCATCTTTTTCAGATAAAAGTTTTGGAGTAACCCAATCACCTTCGTATTTTATAGTGCCATCCTTTTGTTTTATTTCTTTTGCTTTAGGATCCCATTCCTCAAACTTACGAATGTTATTGTCCCATCTTTTATTTGTGCTTTCATAAAAATTAAATCTACAAAATCTATCTTCGAGTGTGTAAATTAATCTTTCTCTTTCAGCAAAATTTTTTAAATTATCTGATAATTCTTTTATGAAAGGAATTTTTTCGTGATATAATTTTAATAGATTTGTTGCTTGTTTCTGATCTAAGTTTAATTCATTTTGTAGTTTACCTTTACCCATACCATAGAATAAACCTAAGTTAATTGTCTTTGCTTGTTTTCTAGGAATCTTTGCAAGGTCAGCAACAATTTGATGGAAATCTGCATTTTCTTTTTCAAACTTATCTTTTAAACCTTCTGTATTTGCCAAACCGTACTTGATAGCATAGTGGGCCACGATCCGTGGTTCTTGTTGCGAGTAGTCAAAACTACCCCACTTCATACCTTCTTCAGGTAAAAATATTTCTCTCATCTTTTTACCAATATAACCACCTGCAGGAATCTGTTGTAAGTTAGGGTTAGACATAGAAAATCTTCCGGTAACAGTTCCTCCCTGGTCAGATCTAATTTGATTTACATCTGCATGTATTCTGCCATTATAAACATAACCTTTTAAACCTTCTACAAAAGTATTAACTGCTTTATCAAATTCTCTTGCTTTTGAAAGCATTCTTAAAAATCTATTTTTGTGAGTTTTTAAATAATCTTTTGGAAGTTGTGGCATTCCAGATTTAGGAGTCTTTTTATAATTAGTAATTTTTTGTTGGTCTAATAATAATTTAACAGAATTAGCTGCCCATAGTTGAACAATAACTCCGGTATGTTTTCTTATAATATTTAATAGATTGTCTCTTCTAAACTTTAGTTTTTTACCAAACTCTTCTAATTTTTGAACATCAACTCTAACTCCTTTAAATTTCATGTCAACTAAACAACGGAATAATTTAGTCTCTAATTCAAAAATATTTCTACAAGTTTTTATTTCATTATTTTCTGGTCTTGTGTATAATACTTCGTCTAATTTTTTATTAAATAAATTCCATAATTTTAAAGTTAAATCTACGTCTTGTTTGGCATAATCTTTAACTAAGCCATAAGATAATTTATGCATATTAGACATAGGATCTTTAATACCTTCTAAAGAAGCTTTTTCATATAAATCGTATTTGTATTTTTGATCGTTAAGATAATCTTTTGATAAAGAATCTAAAGAATATTTAAACCTGTTTTCATCAATTACAGAAGCAGCTATCATTGTGTCAACTAATTTACCTTGTAACATTTTACCTGTAGTTGCTCTTAACCAACATACATCATACATTGCATTGTGAAAAACTTTTGTAATATCAGGGTTTTGCAAGATTTTTTTATTTAATTGATTCCAAAATTCTTGTTCCATTTCGGGAGTAGTTGTTAAATCAGAATGATGTAACCCAAAATAAACTGTATCTTTTCCAGTAGCCACAGCTACACCGGTTATAAAACCATCCTTTCTTACAGCACCTAAACCTTTTGTTTTAAGATTAGGATCATAAGTTTCTATATCAATTGCTACAGTGTCTATTCCTTCTAAATCTAAATCTTCTGGACGTTTACACATTATAATCCCTCTCTAATATCATCTCTAAATAATGAATTGCTTTCTTAATATCTTCTGCCTTCCCTTTGTTTGAGTGTCTACATATATACTTTATTGCATTACCTTCTGCAAACAAAAGTTTATTTTCATTTATAAAATGTGCAGGTTGAATTTTCATAGACTTATAATGTTTCCCGCCTACCTGCTTTTCTAATGATTCATAACTTATATCTTTAAACATGTCCTTGTGTGTCATTTTCCTCCTTTAAGTAATAGTGCCTGTTATTTTGTATTCCTGCTAAAGAACTTTTAAATCTAAAATTAGATGTACCAATGCTCCAACAGTCTTTTTTACCTCTACTGTAAGCAACATAGGCTAATCTTATTGCTTCATCAGTATTTCTTTCTTGTCTATAAATTGACAAATCAACTATAACATTATCAAAAGTTAAACCTTTTACTTTGTGTATACAGTCTTGTTGCACTCTTGGCATCTCTTCTGTATTAAAACCATTTTCAATAACTTTTTTTATAAAAGGCACTTTCGATTCTAAATCTTTTTTAGTTAAAACTTCTGTAAAATTTTTATATTGTTTTGCTTCAGGTAAAACAAAACCCATATCAATCATTTCTTGAATATTATATTCTTTATCAATTAAAGGTTTTAAAACATCTACAGAACCTTTTTTATAAACTTTAACATTCTTACCCATTAAAGGCCAAAAATCCATTATCTGTTTTTTTGATACTTTATCATTTATAAAATTTGGCCACTCTTTAAAACATCTAAAATCTTTTCTAGATACATGCGGATGTTCATTTGAAACATATTTATAATCTATACCATGACTTTGTAAAAATTCGCTTACATGTGAATCTGTAGGAATCCCTCTGTAAGTAAATAAAAAAGTCTCATTAGTATTTTTTATTTTATCTAATAAAATATCTACTGCTTTACAAGATTGTTTTATGTGAGGCACCCAATAAGATTTACCTATAACACCTTCAGCAGGTGTCCAAACTCTTTCTGCATTACCTCCCCATTTCCTCCAAATAGGAGATATAATTCTTTTACATATTGTGTTTATAGTTTTACCACATCGCTTACCATACTTAAGTTCAGCTTTTTTAGCTTCTGGTGTACTAGATAATTTATAAAAGAAATTAGGATCTGCACCACTATATTCATATATAGTTTGATCGGCATCTCCAATAAATATAAATTCGTGAGTGTTTGTTGCAGCTTTTCTTAAAGCATCTATTTGAGGTTTACTACAATCTTGTGCTTCGTCTACAATTAAAACATCTATATTTTTAGGACAGTTTGCTTTAAAAATAAAATTATCTATCATGTCTTCAAAGCATACTCTTTTATGTTTTGTATCATCTCGATAAGCATCATATTTCTTCTTTAATTTAATTAATGTATTTACACTGTAAGGTTCATAATTACTTATATCGCACTTAGCCCAATATTCTAAAAATGTTTCTTTTCTTCCATGAGTCTGAGAAGAAATTTGATAAAGAGGATGTTTTTCCCAACTCATTTTTTTATTCCAATGTTTCATCTCAGGGTTTTCAATACAAAATTGATCATGATCTTTCTTTTCATATTTTTCTAAATTAATATATTCAGCTCTAAAATAAGAATGTATTGTACATATTTGATCTTCTAATTTTGATTTAGATACATCTTTCATTTTTGGAATTTTTTTAATAGAATCAATAATTGCATTTGCTGCAACATTTGTATGTGATAATACAACAATTCTATCCCAAGGATATTTTTCTAAACATTCTTTATATTTATCTCTTAACCATTGACTAGTTTTACCTGTGCCAGGAGGTCCTGGAATCCATTGTGGAACTTTTAAATCTTTATTCATCTGTTAATGCTGCTTGATCTTCAATCTCTACAGCTTCTCCTTCCCATATTATACTTCTATCATTTACTTTTTCTCCTTCTAATCTCCAAAGAACAAGAGATTTTTTATTAAATGTAGAATGTTTCTTTTTTGCTTTTAAAACTGTTTGCATTTTTTGCACTAAATCAGATCTAGCCTGATTAATATTTTGTTTAGATAAATAACTTTCAAAATTATCTAAATCAAAATCTATAGAACTTTCTTTACTATTAAAGTATGGAAGTTTGTGTATAGCTAATTGTTCTTTATCTGTGTAAATACCTTTTGCTAAAAAATACTCTTTTAATATTC